TTTTGCAAAAGTAAATAATGGCGTCGTCGAACAAGTGATTGTTGCCGAGCAAGAATTTTTTAATTCATTCGTAGATACATCGCCTGGTCAATGGATCCAAACTTCATACAATACTCACGGCGGCGTTCATGCAAACGGCGGTACGCCATTGCGTAAGAACTTTGCTGGCATTGGCTATACGTATGATGCTGGACGCGACGCATTCATTCCGCCTAAACCATACGCAAGCTGGACCCTAAACGAATCAACTTGTTTATGGGACGCGCCGGTGGCCATGCCGAATGATGGCAAGCGTTATACCTGGAACGAATCAACTACATCCTGGACCGAAGTCCAGCAAGGAGCATAACCATGGGAATCGCCCGCAACATCGCCAGGCTAGTACCGAACGGAAGTGGCCTACTGCCCAACGCAAACATTGAGGCGGTGGCGGCGAGTAAGCTGACTGGCCAGGTGGCCGACGCGAATGCTCCGAGTGGGAGTGTTATTCAGGTGGTGCAAGCAACAAAAACAGATACATTTTCTGTGTCAAATAGTGATTTTGTTGACGTTACCGGCTTATCTGTATCAATTACGCCATCCAGTTCATCTAATAAAATACTGGTTTTAACTCATATTCATTTAGATTCAACGACCGGCGGATACACGAATCCTTGGAGAATAATGCGAGGCTCTACTGCTATTGCAATAGGTGATTCCGATGGATCCAGGCGCCGAGTAACTGGTACAGGAACATCGGTATATACAACAGGACCATTAACCGGTGTTCACCAAGCGGCAATGTGGCTAGATTCTCCATCTACAACAAGCGCAACAACATACAAAATCCAGGTTGCAACCTACTCCAATTCAGCGGGAACAACTTTTGTAAACAGGGGTGGCACAGATGATGACAATATCAATCATGCAAGAGCCGCATCCTCAATTATTGTTATGGAGATAGCGGCATGAACCATAAAGCTATTTATAAACTATATCCGCAAGTCGTTAGTGTTGATGACGGCACAGGCGCATTCGATAAGGATGGAAACAAGGTCGAGATTGATATGGTATTAGTAAACGCCTGGGTCGATCCTGAAGCATATAAAGATAAACGCGCCGCTGAGTACCCATCATTCGCAGAACAATTTGATACGCTTTATCACGGCGGCTATGACGCCTGGAAGGCGACGATTGATTCTGTAAAAGCCAAGTATCCCAAGCCGTAGGAGTTAACCCAAAATGACCGACGATCTTAACCAGCAAATCGGCCGCCTTGAAGCGCACGTCGAGCAACTCCAGCGCGATATGACTGACATCAAGAGCAGTATTAAAACCATGAGCGATCAGATGAATCGCTGGCGCGGAGCTGGTGCGATCCTCTTACTGGTGGGCGCGGCATTCGGTTGGGTGATCGATATGCTTTATAAGGCCATCGGAAGGTAAGCGCATGATATGGCCGATGATTTCGGGTTTACAGAAGGCGTTAAAAGTCTTACTGGATCGATTGATGCGGCGCGAAGTGCCAGCAAAGGACTTACCAAAAGCATCGAATCCATCCAAGGCGACGCCATCGAGGTCGCCCAGCAACAAGCCAGGGATCGCAAGCTCGCAGAAAAGCGCTCGGCGCTCCTCAAAGAGCGGGCCATCTTCAAAGCGCTCGAAGAATACAAGCACCGGAAACTCATTAGCGATCAAGAATACAAAGCAAAAGTAGAATTTGTAAAGAAGTACGGCACCAAGGAATGGGCCGAAGTGTTAAAGATTAAGAGTGACATCGAAAAGCTGGAAGAGAAAAGTAAAAAGTTATTCGATGCGGATTTAGAAAAGGTGCGGCGGGTACAGTTTTTATGCTTTCTCGTCGCTGGTTGGTGCGCTTACTATCTTGTTTGGGGAGTGAAAAAATAATGGCAACAAAACCAATATGGGAAAAAGAACGGCCCAAGTCCCTGGGCAAATCTAAGAAGTTAACGCCTGGCCAACTTAAAGCGGCCAAGGCAATGGCCAAGAAAGCGGGCCGCCCCTATCCGAATATGATTGATAACATCCGCGCTAAAGCAATGGGGAGTAAGTGATATGCCTAACATGAGTGGTAAGCAAATGATGAAGGTTGAAAAAGTGATGCGCGAATTTAAAGGCGGCAAACTAAAGTCCAGCTCCGGGCAAAAGGTTGCAAGCCGGGACCAGGCAATTGCGATCGCATTGTCTGAGGCGCGCCAGGTCAAGGGGAAAAAATAATGTTTCCATTGACTGCACTCTTTGATGTCGGGATGAAAGTCCTGGACAAGTTTATTCCTGATCCGGAAGCAAAGGCCAAGGCCCAGCAAGAACTTCTAAAGATGCAACAAGAAGGAAAACTCGCTGAACTCCAGGCGGATATGAACGAGCAGAACAATATCTCGGATCGCTGGAAGGCGGACCTGGCGAGTGATTCCTGGCTATCCAAGAACATCCGTCCTATGTCCCTGGTCGCGATCTTCGTCGGTTACTTCCTATTCGCTATGATGAGTGCATTCGGTTACGACGCAAAAGAATCTTACGTTGAACTCCTGGGTCAATGGGGAATGCTGATTATGAGCGCGTACTTCGGCGGCCGTACCCTGGAAAAGATCATGGACATGAAAGCAAAGAATGAACCTAAGTGAACATTTCACCCTGGAAGAATTGACCCATACGGATCACCGTCAATTCGACAACACTCCAAACGATGCGGAGATGGCGAACCTGGTACGCCTGGCTAACTTCCTGGAAGAAGTTAAAACGGTCCTGGGCGGTAAGCCGGTGATGATTAACTCGGCATTCCGTTGCAAGCAAGTCAATGATGCGGTCGGGTCTAAGGATACAAGCCAGCATCGGATTGGATGCGCCGCAGATATTCGAGTGCCAGGCATGACGCCGGACCAGGTAGTTAAAGCCGTCATTGCGGCCGGCCTGGAGTACGATCAGATCATTCGCGAGTTTGATCGCTGGACCCATATCTCCATCCCGAACAAGCCGGAAGATAAGCCGCGCCGGCAAGCTCTTATCATCGATCGATCCGGCACCCGGCCGTACGCATAAAAGTTACATTAACCTGGTTAATGTAATATTTATGAGGCCTAAAAAAATCCCCGCACTAGGCGGGGCATAAGTCAGGTCGGTTAGCCTGAAGAAGTCTCTGCAAAGAGATACGTTAATTTACCACAATCTCTATACCTCTCGTCAAGTACGGTTTAATCCTTATCAATCCGCGTCGCTCCAGGCGGTGCATCATGGCATGAACTGTTGACGGGCTTGTATATCCTAGCGCCTGGCATATCTCCCTGGTGCTAGGGTAAACCCCATGATCTGCATGATGCTTGACCAGGTGATCGAGCAATCTTTTTTGCATCGGTGTTGGTGCTAATTTCATTAGTCACCCGCCCATCGAACGCCGGTGCGTCCCATCTTTGCGTTGTACCAGTCCTCGAACTCGTTGGCCAGCTCTGCCAGGCTTTTCTCCGGACACTTGTGAACCTGGTCAATCTCTAAAGTCTTGCCGCACTTCTCGCAAGTGTCTGCGTCGATTTTGATATGGCCAGCGAATGGTACTGGCTCGGTGTTTTCATTTGACATTTAGCATCCTTCCTTCGGTCCATCGAACTGCCGCAATCACAATCTTTTTTAGTTTCTCATACTCTGCGTCGGTCTCATATATAGCGCTACCAAGAGGGACGCTATGAGCGCGTTGCAAGATTGTCATTAATGGTATTTCATCATCATTTAATGATTTATAAAAATTATCGGTTTGTTTGGTAATGCACTTGTGGCGCTGAGTGGAAACCGCATCCACCCATTCGCCACATTGCAAACATTTAACGTGCATTGTCATTTTGTTTAGCCTTTCTCGCGGCAATCTCCCGTTGAAGGATATGCCAAAAAATAGATTTAATAATCATTTAACCCCCAATATCTGCAACGTTTTAGCGCGCTCTATCCTGGCCGGTTTAGCTGGCGTCACCTTCTCAGGCTGGGCCTTATAGGATCGCATGGCCCACTTGATTCGCGCCGCAACTGAACCGTCATCGTTCTTAATATAACCCTCTTCTGCATCGGCGAGCTGGTCCATGATCTTAGACTGGAGCTGATCTATCTCTTCTTCCAGGATCTTGGCCTGGGCCTTTGCCTCGATCAAGCGGCGCGCATAGGTGGCCGTGTCACCGGACAACTCAATCGCTGGTTTAGATTCGTCCACGGACGGGTAAGCCTTAACTGCATCGGCCGGACTGATTGCCGGGTACCAGGACTGAGTATTAACGCGGCGCGTGAACTCCTTGCACACGTCGATAATGCGCGTCTGCATATTGCCGCTTGCCTGGTAAAAGAATAAGCGCAACTCGGTCCCGCGGAACAGGGTCGCGATCACTCCCCAGGTGTAGCCAGCGCATAGCATTTGCGCCTGGAGCTGGAGCGGACCACGATATAAGGGTGGCTCATCTTCGGGCATGGCACTCGTTAGTTTGGATTCGCAACATCCCAGGCCATTCAATGTAATGCTATCTGCGCCGATAACATAAACGCCCATGTCCGGATCCGTTGTAATCGTGCGGCC